CGGGCGTAGAGGGATGGGTTGGTTGGAACATTGCGAGATGCCTTCTCAACATCTGTTGAAACATTAATAGGCTTCTTGCCCTGCCTTGTCTGGGATGACTCAGCCGTGCGTTTGCGCCTGACTGCCGATGCAATCTGCGCAGGTGTCATTCTTGCAGCACGAGCGGCTGGTACGCACTTAGGATATTTTCCTGACTCAGCGTCTGCTCTACCGCATGACTCAAAACCACCGCCAGCTTTTGGTCGGGATATATCCACCCATCTTTCTTTAAACCATTGATCAAGGCTTTTACCAAAATCTTCTTTTTTCTTTTTCTTCTTTGGCTTGTACCCTTGTTGAGGATTCTTAATACCTGAGCCCATTGAGCCAGTCGTTACTTCATTTGCCTTTTCTTCATAACCGTTAACTCTTGCAGCAACACCCTGCATTTGAGCTTTTGCCTTTGCGGCTTCCATTGATTTCTGATCACCTGTAGTGTATGTATAACACTTACCACTATCTCCCCACTTGTAACCGGGGTTGTTTCCATCTGAGCAAGAACGAATAGGCATAATTCAATATTTTACCATATTATTGATAAATTGAGTATAGATCCTCTTGAGTCCATCTTTGGACCGGCATTTTTACATCTCTAAAATAATTAAAAGCATCTTCTGATGTGTAATAGATGCGAGCATAGGCTTGCTTTGCTCCTTCATCGTAAGCGGGGCAATTTGGGTTCTCATCTAAATACAGCGCCTTGTACTGATAGATATCGCCATGCCAATGAACTGCGTTTACTGGTTTTAATTTCCAGTTACAATACGGGCATAACTTCTCTGGGTAGGGAAAGTTGTCTTTAAGACCACCTAAAATCATAAATCTCCATTTTCATTAAAACTTTGCCTAATTAAATAGGCAATAATGTGATCAAGAGAATTCCTGGCAATCTCTACTCCGTCCATTAGCGAATTAACTTCATCTAAAGTCATTTCATAGCTGTCATCTGGGCTTTGAATAAAAAAGGCTGGAACAAAAGAATCCTCAAACGGCACCGCCTTAATTACGATTGCTAAACTCTCAATATCCTCAAGGTTTTCTTCTCCACTATAAGGTATAATTCTCATCGCAATCAACTCCTTTATCTGTAATAATCGTTATATTTTTATAAGTTAAAAGCATATCCCTAACTAGTCTTGTTAAAATAGGTGTTTCTTTAGATTTTTGCTTACCAAGTATAATGCATATTTCGTAATCATTAATTTTATTTGTATAAAAATATTCGTAATGTTTATCGTAAATAATTTCTGCGTTTTTATTTAAAGCAAATTTTGTCCATAATTTAATAAATCTTGAAGTTGTAGCTGGGGATATGTAAATATAAACTTTCGATTTGTCTAACTTACTAATAAAGTTTTTTATATACTCATGTCGATAGCTAGTGTCAGAAAGTATAAGTACCTTCTTATCTTCTAAATAAGAAAAATCAATATTACTTATTGGTATCACGATTTTTATGAAATAAAGCAAATGTGCTAAATAGGAGGGAAAAAGTTAATGCAGACTTCCAGCCTATTTGGTGTTGAAATCCAAACCAAATTGCGCTCTTTAGAAGCCAAGCATTAATTAACAAGTAAATGGAGTATATTGCTAAATATATTATTCTCATGCAGCAATCATACACTATTTTTTTGCAAATTTCACAAAAGAAAAAAAAATGACAAAATTCGGAAATCTCCCCAGATTCGTGGTATGCTTCGCATGCGTAGCATGCTAAGTACACTAGTTATACAATATAAACAATATAAATAATATATAACAAGTACACTGGTATACTCGTATGCCTAGTATAAAGAATACGGTGGTATACTTTAAATATGAAAATTATCGGAATTGTTGAATCTGATGAGTGCAGCGGTGCTGCAATTGTTGACTCTGATTTTATTTCAATAATCAAAATGAATGATTATTATGTTGCTGCATCAAGATGTATGTTTACACACATACCTGTTACTTGTGAAATTTCTGAAGTAGACGCTAAAGCTTTTGTTAAAAACGGTGTAATCTGTTTAGACTTTAATGGTAAAATTGAGGAACCAAAAACAAAAAGAAAGCGCGTGTAGGTTTATGAAAAAAATTAGTTGGTTCAGTCCTGGTAACTTAGACTCTAGCGGCGTACCCTGGTATAGCCAGGGTTATAGTAATGCGGCTATTGGAACAATTAATGCTTTACGCGATAAAGAAATTGCTGTTTTTTACAACAGAAATGAAATACCTTTTCATATTAATTTTTGTCAACCGCATTATTACCAATTACAGAATCAATACAAGGTTGGCTATACTCCTTGGGAGTCAACTAAAATCCCCACTGGCTGGCGTTATAATATGCAGCAGATGGATGAAATATGGGCAACATCTAATTTTGTTAAAGATGTATATCTAAACAGCAATGTCCATCATAATATTCATGTAATACCTCATGGGATATCCCCAGACTTTAATATTGTGGATCGTGAAATTAACGGAACTTTTAATTTCCTACATATCGGTGGTGATTCAAAAAGAAAAAATGCACAGATGGTTGTTGATGCCTTCTTGGAACTGTATGAAGATAATATGGATTTTAAACTTGTACTTAAATACAACAAATTCTGTCATGCAGAGGCTTATGTTAATGGCAATCTGGTTCCTGCCACTCAGCATCCTCAGATATACGGTATTCCCGATTCATTGGATACTCATGATTTAATTAATCTTTATCATAAATGTCATTGTTTAGTTTACCCAACCAGTGGGGAAGGTTTTGGGATGATTCCTTTTGAAGCAATCTGTACGGGTATGCCCACGATAGTTACAAACGCAACAGGTTGTTCCGATTTTGCTAAATACTCAATACCTTTGTCTTGCACAATGAACAGTGCTGAATGGAATAGCCATCAGTATGGCGAAGATACTGGGATGTGGGCTTACCCAGACATGGATGATCTAATTGACTTAATGACTCACGTTGTTTCGGAATATGATGAGTTTAAAAAATACACAATTCAATCAGCTCGTATATTGCATAACGAACATTCTTGGTCAAATGTTGCTGATAAGATTATTCAAAGAATTCAGTTTTACGAAAATTCTTTTCTTTAGACCTAAGCACTTTTAGTTGCGCAAATCGTATTAGACGGATAAGATGGTTGACTTACTATTGGAGGTATGCACATGTCCCTATTGACACCCGAATTTATTGCTAGCTATATTACAAAGACCCCGCCTTGGGGTTTTGGTGGTCTTGGAGAAGTTGTTTTCCTTAGAACCTATAGTAGAAAAATTGAAGGTACTGATAAAACTGAGACATGGGTACAAACCATTAAGAGAATAATTGATGGCGCAGTCGATATTGGCGTTCCATTCTCCAAAGAAGAAGCCGAGCAGTTGTTTGATCACATGTTTCAGCTTCGATGCTCAGTATCTGGCAGAGCCCTCTGGCAGCTCGGCACACCTCTTGTATCTCAATTCTCGGGTACTTCATTGAATAATTGTTTTTATACAAACATTGAGAAAATTGAAGACTTTGAACTTTTGTTTGATTACCTGATGCTGGGTGGAGGTGTTGGTTTTTCAGTAGAGCGATCAAAGATTCATGAACTGCCAAAGGTCAAGGCGGTTAAGTCAATTACTGCCGAAAGAAGTAATGATGCTGACTTTATTGTTCCAGATTCAAGACAGGGTTGGCGAGAGTTGCTTCATAAAGTGCTTGAATCATATTTTATTTCTGGTAAATCTTTCACATACTCAACTTTGCTAATTCGTGAATTTGGTACACCACTCAAGACATTCGGAGGTACCGCTTCGGGCTCGGGGGCTTTGGTTGATGGAGTTGCCGATATCTGCAAAGTTCTTGATGAGCGTGTTGGCAAGAAACTTCGCTCTATTGATGTTTTGGATATTTGCAATATCATTGGAAGAATTGTAATCTCTGGCTCTTCACGAAGGTCTGCGCAGATTGCAATTGGTGATCCTGATGATATGTTGTTCCTTAAAGCGAAAAATTGGGGTAGCGGCAATGTTCCTGCGTGGAGGGCTAATAGTAACAACTCTATTTATGCTGATGCTTACGATGAAATAGTAAGTGAGTTGTGGAAGGGTTATGACGGTACCGGTGAGCCTTATGGCTTGGTGAACAGGAAGCTCGCAAGAACTTACGGTCGCTTGGGTGAGAAGTCTCCCGACCCTTCAATTGAAGGCTTTAATCCCTGTGCAGAAATTGCGCTTGCGGATGGCGAGTCTTGCAACCTTGCAACAATTTTTCTACCAAACATCGAAAGCCTTGCTCAAATGCTGGAGGTCTCAAGACTTCTGTACATGGTGCAAAAGCAAATTACAAGACTTTCTTACCCATACGAAAAGACAAGTTCTATTGTGCACAAGAACGCTCGCTTAGGTCAATCCATCACTGGTATTTTGCAGTGTGATGAGAAACAGATCGGCTGGCTATCTGATGCATATTCGTTCTTGAAGGAATATGATAAAGCCTATAGTGCCGAGAACGGTTGGAATCCATCCGTCCGTCTTACAACAGTACAGCCATCGGGGACTCTTTCGCTTCTCCCAGGCGTAACTCCTGGTATTCACCCAGCCTTTGCTCCGTACTATATTCGCAGAGTTAGGTTTAGCTCAGTTGACCCATTGGTTGATGCTTGCCGTAGAAGAGGCTACAAGGTTACTTGGGATATGGGGCTTGATGGTCGAGAAGACCATAGTCGGTATGTTATTGAGTTCCCATGTAAGTCTCCTGAGAACTCTATTCTTGCCGCCAACATGACTGCAATTGAGCAGCTTGAGTGGGTTAAGAAGATGCAGACTATTTGGGCGGACAATGCTGTTTCGGTAACGGTATATTACCGCAAAGAGGAGCTGCCTCTGATTAAAGACTGGTTAAGTAAGAATTATAATTCTTCTGTAAAGTCGGTATCTTTCCTGTTGCATGTTGATCACAACTTCGCCTTGCCTCCATATGAGGAAATTAGCAAGGAAGAATACGAAAAAGCATCGGCAAAACTAGATCTTAGCGTTCCACTTCAAGAAAACTCAATGGATTTGACTATTGACTTTGATGATTGCGCAACAGGTGCCTGTCCGATACGCTAAAAATATCAATTTGGTACAAGACAAGTATCATTACCTGTTGAAACTGTAAAATATTTGACAACTTGTGTCACTATTGTTCTTTATTTAAGAAAAATGATGTACAATAGATTTAATGAGTATGGATGCAGTAAAAAGTAAACGACTTTGGGTTCCTGAAAGAACTTACGGCGTTTGCATTTGGGTTCTTCCAAATGGTCAACCGCTATCGGATGGTGATGGGTTTTTGTCAGCAGAAGGTTTTGTTGGTGATAAAGATATTGAAGATAGAGTCCTTGCTGCAGCCAAGTACTGGACTGGAAGTGACGAGGGTGAAGTTGCTTGGGTTCATGGAGCAAGAAAAATTACTGCATCTGAAAGAGATGATCAGGTGGATAGATTGAATAATGGTCACATACCAGACCCGTATGAAGATTTTTTTGACGGATTGAGGAAACATGGAAAATAAAATAGTGCATGTAGTTGATGAGCCAGTAACAGATGAAATTGATGATTTATCATATTTTGGATTTGATTCCACTCCTGTAAATGACGACCCGTTTGCAAAAGTTGCATATTCAACCCTTTCTCCAAAAATGAAAAGAAAAGTGTCGAGGCTTGCTAAGAAATTTGAAGGCATTGATGGAGTAGCAACAAAGTACATTGACCCAGAGACTCTTGATGGCTACAGTCTTTACGATATTGTAAACCCCCCGTATGATCTAGATAACCTTGCTGGACTTTACGATTCAAGTGCAATTCATAATGCATCTATTGCGGCAAGAGTTATGAACACGGTTGGTCTTGGCTATGAGTTTGTTGAAACAATTAAGGCAAAAAGGAAATTAGAAAAAGTTGCGGGCGATCCAGAAAAGCTTTCTCGTGTTAGAAAAATTATTCAAGATGAAAAACAAATGCTTGAAGATATTTTTGAAAACACAAACAAAGAAGAAACTTTTAATGAAACAATGGTAAAAATTTGGCAAGATGTTCTTACCATCGGTAATGGCTATATGGAGATCGGGCGCAATAACGCTGGGGAGATTGGCTATGTAGGCCATATTCCAGGGACATTGATGCGCATAAGACGCAAAAGGGACGGATTCGTTCAGATTGCAAGAAGTAATAAAATCTCCGCAGTATTCTTTAGAAACTTTCAGGATACTGAGACTGAAGATCCAATTAACACCGACCCCAGTCCAAACGAGATTATTCACTTTAAAACTTATTCTCCAAAAAATACTTATTACGGTATTCCCTCCGCAGTTTCTGCAGCCGCCGCAATTGTTGGGGATAAATTTGCAAAAGAATATAATATTGATTATTTTGAGAACAAAGCGATTCCTCGCTATGCAATCATTCTTAAAGGTGCAAAGCTTAGCAATAAATCAAAACAAGAATTGATTAACTACTTCAGGAAAGAAGTGAAGGGTCGTAATCACGGAACCCTCGTTATTCCAATTCCAGCGTCCATTGGCTCTGATAGCGATATTAAATTTGAAAAGCTTGAAGCCGGCATTCAGGACTCATCTTTTGATAAATATCGTAAATCAAATCGTGATGAAATTCTTGTCGCAAACAGAGTTCCTGCTCCAAAAGTTGGTGTATATGATAACGCCAACCTCGCCGTATCTAGAGATGCAGACAAAACATTTAAAACTCAAGTGATTGGTCCAGATCAGGCGGTTGTTGAAAAAAGACTGAATCGTGTTGTTGCTGAGTTTAGCGACATGGTTGTCATACAGTTTAAGAGAATTGATTTGATTGATGAAGATATTCAATCTAGAATCAATGACAGATATTTGAGAACGGAAGTCATTGCCCCCAACGAAGTCCGTCAGCAGCTCGGCTTGCCCGAGCGCACGGATGGTGATGAGCCATTGCCGTTCCCAACAAAAATTAAGAAAGAGCAAACTGGTGCGGGAGCCCCAGTGGGCAATTCTAATAATCAAGCCTCGCAGCCAAGAAATGCTAGATCAGATACGCCAGAAGGCGCTTCTGACCCAAGAGCATCTGGCGATCAAGCAGAAAGAGGCGAAGTACAAGATACCACAGGAGGTTCTAAATGAGTTACGGATCCGGAATAATTTTTTCCAATACAGCGGTGACTAGCACTAGCGGCGCATCTGGCGTTGTTTCTATAAACGGTCATACAAAGTGTATACATTTTTTTAATACTAGTGCATCAACTAATGCGACAGTTAAGCTTAATGATGGCCCTCATCAAGTAGTTATCCCAGCAATTAACAGTGGCGGCGGATATGTTGAAATTGAAGGCGATTTTACAAGTTTTCAAGTTATGACGGCAGGTGTAACACTTGCTGTTTACGCTGTTGCATAATTTGCTTGCATTAAAATAGTGTATTATACTGGTTTTAATTATCTATATGAACGACTTTAATATTTCTTTCCCAATTGAAATGATTAAGAAGGAACAGCGTATTGTTTCTGGCATTGCAACTGCAGATAATATTGATAAATCTAATGACATTGTTGACTTTGCTGCGTCTGAAATTGCATTTAAAAACTGGCAGGGCAATATCCGTGAAATGCATGCCCCCATTGCTGTTGGCAAAGCTATCAGCTACAAGCCATTGAAGATGAAAGGTGCTGACGGTCAAGAGTATAACGCAATTCAAGTTGAGGCTTATATTTCTAAAGGCGCTGAGGATACTTGGCAGAAGATCCTTGATGGCACACTTCGTGCCTTTTCTATTGGCGGCAGAATTACCAAGAAAGAAGTGATGGCTGGTAAAATGCACAATGGTCGTCCTATTTCAATTATTAAACAGTATGACCTTGGCGAGCTGAGTCTTGTTGACAACCCAGCAAATGCCCTCGCAACTATTGATCTCGTAAAAATGAATAATGATGGCGGATTGAATTACGCACTTGATTGCGACCTTGATTGCCAAATTGAAAAGGCAAAGCAACCATTGAAAGATCCGAAGGGTGGATTGACGGCTGCGGGCAGAAGGCACTTTAAACAAACAGAGGGCGCAAACTTAAAGCCCGGGGTGAGAGGTGCAGCCAATACTCCAGAGAAGATGCGCCGCAAAGGCTCCTTCCTAACTAGATTCTTCACAAACCCATCTGGCCCAATGAAAAAGCCAAATGGTGAGCCAACACGCTTAGCTTTGTCTGCCGCTGCATGGGGCGAACCAGTCCCGCAGAACGCACAGGATGCTGCTGCTTTGGCTGCAAAGGGAAGAAGAATGTTGGAAAGATATGCCAACACTAAAAAGAAGAGTTTTTCAGAAAATGACTTTGATGACTCCATGTTAGATACTTTATTGGAGATTATTGCGGGTTCAAATTATGAAGAGGTCGTTCAGAGTATTTCTGAAAGTCAGGAGGACAGCATGATTGATAATGATGTTGTAAACATGCTTCTGGACGATTTGTATGAGGAGTACATGATGGAAATTGAAAAATCTAATAATTGTGGATGTAATATCGATAAGGAATTGCATAATGTTGAAAAATATGATAATGTAACACCTATGGATAATTTGTCAGAGACAGATACAAAACTGTCTTTTATCAAGAAGTTTATTAATTGGTTAGGTCCGATTGATAATTTAGGACTGGAAAAGTCCGAGCATAGTACTGAAGCTTCAATTGAAGCTGAAGTGAATGTCGAACAAGTGGAGGAACAAGATATGGATATTGAAGTTCTTAAAGAAGCCCTTGGTTCAGTCATTGATCAAAAGCTTAACGACTTTGCGACTTCATTTAAGCAAGAAGTTGAAGAGAATGTTAATGCCAAGATCGAGGAAGTAACTAAGAGTGTAGAAGCTCAGAAAGTAGAGTTGGCTGAGAAGTTGGAAACAACTGAGAAGGCTCTAGAAGTTCAAACAGCAAAAGTTGAAAGCTTTGCCCAAGCTGGCGCTGTGAAGAAGAGCGTTGACCCAGAAGACGATGAAGAAGGCGAGGAGCTAGTAAAGTCCGCACCAACATCATTTTGGGGCAACATGTATTTGCCACAGGGGTTAATTAGCTCCTTAGGCTATAAGTCATAAGGTAAGGAGGAAAAACTACTATGGCAACACAAGAAGAAATCCTTGCAAAGGCTAACGAAGTAACTACGAGTGTCGTTGGCAATGCATCAGGTGGTCTGCTTAACGCAGAGCAATCAAATCGTTTTATTGATTTCGTAGTTGATCAATCTAACCTCATGAAAAATTCCAGAGTTGTGCGTATGCGCACACCAACAATGGACATCGACAAGGTGTCGGTTGGTACAAGACTCATGGCTAAGGCAACAGAAGCATCAGATACCGGATCTAACGCCGCAGTGACTTTCACAAAAGTTTCGCTGTCCAGTGTTAAGCTTCGCCTTGACTGGGAATTGAGCACAGAGTCCCTTGAGGATAACATTGAAGGTGCTTCCTTGGAAGATCACCTTGCTCAGATTATGGCTCGCCAGACAGCAAACGATCTTGATGATCTTTTGATTAACGGCAATACATCTTCGAACAATGCTCTTTTGAAGGCACTTGATGGCTTTAATAAGCTGGCTCTTACGTGCGGCGATGTTGTTGACGAAGCAGGAAACAATGTTTCCCGTGCGACATACGACAGAGTTCTTCGCAATATGCCTTCCAAGTACCTACAGCGTCGTAATGAGTTGAGGTTCTTCGCAGGTTCGGGCGTTGTGCAAGACACATCGTTTAGCTTGCAGAATCCAAACTCGGCAACGGCAGCAACCGCTGGAGCTCCAGCTCCAGGTTCGACTTACGGTGAGCAGGCATTCATGAATGGCTCGATCCGTGCGAACGGCGGTCCAGGCGCAACTGGTCTTTCACCATATGGTATTCCATTGATTGAAATTCCTTTGATGCCAGAAACAGTTGCTGGTGATTACTCACCAACATCGGGCAGCCATGGTTATGTAGAGCTTACATTCCCAAATAACAGGGTCATTGGTATCCACCGCGATATCACAGTGTACCGTCAGTTCCAACCAAAGTCTGACACCATTGAGTACACACAGTTCATGCGTGTTGCAAACAACATTGAGAATCTTGATTCTTATGTGATTGCAAAGAACGTCAAGCTGCGCACTCTTTAATATAAATAATTAATGATGATGGGCGGGGGTGATTATACCCCCGCCTATTATTATGTTAAATTGATTTAAATTCATTTGAATGATAGGATTGGTATATGGTAAATAGAGATAATGTTGTAACAAGTGAGTCTGTACTCCCACAAAAGAAAGTAGCTGCTAAAAAGCCGGCTGCTCCAAAAAAGAAAATTGTTGACGAAGTTATTGATGAAGATTCTGCTGTTGTTGAATCTGTGATTTTTACAAATAATGAACAAAGTGTCCTGCTGTATTTTGAGAGCGGGGCTGGTTATGTTACAAGTTCTGGTTTTAAATTTACCAGAATTCAGCCAATGGGTGAAGTTTCTTCTAATGAAGCAAATAGCTTGTTGAGACTTCCTAACTTCAGATTGCCTAATGACGAAGAAAAGGAAATGTATTATAATAATCTGGAGGGATAACGATGGCAGGCAATCTTACAAACTATCTTGAAAATAAACTTATTGACCATTTTCTTGGTACGACTACCTACACTAAGCCAGCCGCTGTATATGTCGGCTTGTTTACCGTTACACCCGGCGAAGCTGCTGGTGGAACAGAAGTAACTGGCGGCTCGTATGCTCGTCAAGCCGCAACCTTCACTGCAGCCTCAAGCGGCGCAACATCGAATGATACAAATATTGATTTTACAGGAATGCCTGCCGCTACAACAGTAGCGATTGGTATTTTTGACGCTTCAACGAGCGGAAACATGTTGCTGTACGGATCACTTACAGTAAATAAAACAACAGATGCTGGGGATACTCTAAGAATCGCAACAGGCGATCTTGATATCAGCATTGACTAGGAGATTAGTATGCTGAGAAGGGAATTTAGCGGGGCTGTGCTTAGAACAAGTCTTTCTGCCAACATTTCTAATTCATCATCTTCTATTTCCGTAGTTGATGGCTCAACATACCCGAATGGAAATAATCCATTTGTAATTGTTATTGATCGTGGTAATTCATCTGAAGAAAAAGTGTTGATTGCGTCAAGAGCCAGTAATACCCTGACAGTTGAACAGCGCGGGTATGATGGAACAACTGCGAACGCTCATGTTTCCGGGGCCTTTATTGATCATGTTCTAGACGCTACTGTGATTCAGGATATGAACACTACGACTTATGATAATGAAATTCTTGTCTGGATGGGGGTCTAAATGGCTAATTTAATACCAAAAAGTTTTTACATCGGTAGCGGATCCGCTTCTAATGCATATACAACTGCAAATACAGTTGGTAATTATTCAATTATTAAGAATATAAATTTGTGCAACGCTACATCGTCTAACGCTGCGTGCAGCATTCACCTGCTTGTCGGTGCAGCAACTCCGGCTGCGAATAATAAGGTTATAAGTAATGTCAATGTTTTGGCAAATAATGTTGTTTATTACAACACTTCAATAGTCGTACCTGCTAATAGTAAAATCTATGTAGATCAAGTTACAGCTAACGCTATAACATTCACAATTAGCGGTGTGGAATATGCCTAACCTTAATGAATCCGTATTATCCGATTTACCAGTACAACTAGGGTCTGAGACAGATGGTAATTATGTTGCAACGATTACTGGTACAGCGAACGAAATTACAGTTACTGGATCTGGAAGCGAAACTGCTGCCGTAACAATAAGCCTGCCGGCTAATGTTACCATTTCAAACAATCTTGTAGTAACAGGTGATTTAACTGTTAGCGGTAATACTACTACAATTAACACCGCCAACCTTAATGTTGAAGATAGCTTTATCCTCCTCAACTCTGGCGAAACCAGCACCCCTACGCTGAACTCTGGTATTGAAATTGAACGAGGAACTTCTACGAATGTATTTATTCGTTGGAATGAATCCTCAGACAAATGGCAGTTCACAAATGATGGAACCAACTATACCGACTTCGGTGCAGGCGGCGCAACAATTTCAGAAACAGCCCCTACCTCCCCAACGGCTGGTCAAGTCTGGTTTGAGTCTGATACGGGTCAAACATTTGTTTATTACGATTCTCATTGGATTGAAATTGGCGCTAGCGGTACTGCTGC